TTGTTTCTTCTTCGAATGAACGCTCAGAGGTCTCAGTATTGTAGATCTCTTTGTGTTGTTCACCATATGTTGCGTACTCAAGTCCGAACAAAGCGTTCAATCCTGGGAGCAACTCTTTCAGTAGTTGTGCTCTTGAAATAGCCATTTAAATGCTCCTTAAACGCCAGTTGCGTTGTTGTACTGATGCATAGTCGCATTAATTTTAACAATAACTTCAGGGAAGTTATCAGTAGCAGTAGCAGTGTCCCGTACTACGTCAATTATACGAATAGGCAAAGTGTTTGTTGTTGCAGTAGAGTCCAAAATAGCTACGGCAGAGTTACCTGTCGTGGTGCTACCTGCATTCTGTACCAATGTAGCATTATTTCCAATAGCGGTAATACCGACACCAGAGATAACAGTGGTTCCAGAAACAACAGCTACTTGAAACAATGTGTCAGGATCATCTGCAATGACTGCAAAAATCTTAGTTCCAGATTTGATTGCCTGACTAGCTGGATAGTACTGTTGTTGCTGTACTTGTCCAGTAGATGCATTGGTAAAGTTAACACCTAAAAAAATACCGCAAGGTGTAGCTGTAGTTGTGCCAGTATCTTTTGCGATTGTTCCATCAGAAATACGTTTTACTAAATCGCCAAAAAAAATGTTTGTAGCATAGCCACTTGCAATTTCCATTTGGCGAGTTGCACCCGCAAAGACCTGACCACCAATTAAATTAACTGGTTTTAGTCCATACGGAGCGCTTACGGTTGGATAAGCCATAATAAACTCCTAAATTAAATTAAAATTAACTACCTTTACCAAAAGTTGTCGTAGATTTTCTCTCACTAAAGAGAGGCATCCTTGGGTCACTTTGACGCATAAGACTACTGTCTACAGCATCCATTTGGTTTTCAGCCTGTGTTTGATAATGCCTATTGCGCTGTTCAACAAATTCCTTCGGAGTCTTGCAAAGCAATAATCCGCCTATCTCAATGTTGTCCTTAAAGCGACTATTGGGGTCAATTAATAGTTGAAACTTAGGTTGCTCCTCAGCCCTAACGGGTTCCCATCCTTCTCTGAGTTTGGCAGAGAGATTGCGGGGGTCCGCATTATTTAAAGTAGATACCCTGATCCAACGATATGCAAAACCTGCTTGCTTATCTGGTTCTGGCAACAACTCTGGTGGTTTCCATGCTTCTGGACGCACTGATTGTTGACGAGTTTCTATTTCACGAGGTTTTCTGTTTTCAGCCATTTTTGGACTCCAATTTTGTAAGTTCACGAGCGTATTGCTCTGGTGTTAGATTAAATTTCTTTGCCAGTTGTAACTGCGTTGGCGTAAGTCTGACTTTTTTTGGAGAGGTAGACCTAGTGGCTGGCGCAACTACTGTGCTCGGCTTACTAGTTTTTGTAGAGTGTTTGGTCTCTACCTCAGAAGAGTATTTGGTCTCTTCAGCTATCCCAAATTTCTCTGGGAAACGTTGACGCATTTCTTTGTCAATCACGCCATAATAGTGATCAGAGCCTATTGCTACTCCTTCACGCTCAAGGCGCCTATGAATCCCCATTGCTAGGAAACTCATATCATCATCACTCCCATACCAGCTGTTTTTGTCCAGCCACGCTTGGGTTTTTGAGTCCAAACGTTGGGGTTGTTGTATTTGTAACTCATTTTCTTGATTTTGTAAAGCCTCTTGTGAATATTGTGGTTGATATCTTTCTAAATCCTGAACTTTTAATTTTACATCAGTCAGTTTTTCTTGAGCATCAACCAAAAGATCAGAATCTCCAGAGTTATAAGCATCCTTATAAGCCTGTTTAGCCTGTTCTAGTTCACGAGAAACGTTTTCTTTGTAATTATTTACAAGAGTTTGTTCACCAGCAGATAGTTTTGTCTTAAGCCGTTTGTTTTCATCAAGAATTTTTGTAGCAAAGTCTACAGCTTCTTGACGTTCCTTATCTGCAGCATCTTTGGCTCTGCGTTCATCGTTGTAGACCTTTTTCATCTGCAACAATTTCTTTTTTGCCTCTCCAGTAAAGGCTTCTAGGTCATCGTTATCAAGTTCGTCAACGATTTCCTTAGGCATAGGCTCTGAATTAGCCCTATCTTCTTCTGGTGTATCGTCTATAACTTCAATTTCAATAGGCTCTAATTCCTCATCTTCTGGCTTTGAATTATCAACTTCATCTGGGAATTTATATTCCGTCATTTCCATATCTGGCATTATTTTCTCCTTATACTCTGGTTATGCCACGGGGATCTTGGACTATTCCTTCTACAGAATCGTCATTAATGATCCTAAATTCTCGTCCGTGGATCTTTAAACGTGTGCCAGAGTTTGGTCTGGCTAGAATAAAGTCACCTTCTTTGCACCATGGTCCAGTTGGAAACCTTGTGCTGTCTTTATAACAGTCAGGACCCATCTTAACTACGAAGAATACGGTGGAAAGTAGCTCTTCCGTATGCATAACAGAATCAGCTTTGATGATTCCGCTTTCATATTCCTTTTCTTGCTCTGGAATAGCTACCAAAATACGGTATCCAGAAGGCTCAGGAAGGACTTTTGCCTTTTCTTCGTTACTTGCACTAATGTTTACTGCGCCTACAACTTGTGGCTGATTGGGATTTGAGCCAATCAGTATCGTTGTATCACTCATCCGAGTTCTCCGTTCTAAATTTGAGGTCTGTAATGGTTAAACACGCAGACTCAAGACCCCTGATTTGTCCACATGCGTACTTATATTCCTCAAAATTGATGCAATTTCCCGCAGAAACCGCTTTTTGGAGCATGTCTATGCGTTCTTTGTACTCTCTTAAGAGGTAATCTAAATTTTGATCCACTATTTTTTCCCTGTTTGAGGTTTATTAACACTGGCTACTGCTTGCATTGCCTTGAGTTCTAGCTCTTGTTTGTCTTTCTGCTGTTTGGACATCAGACTAGCTTGGGCTATACGCTCTTGTGAAGCAATTCTTTCTTTTTCAATCTGTTGCTGGGCTGCTTTGGCAGCTGCATCAGCTTGATCTTTTTGCATCTTTCGTTGCTCTTCCTGCTCTTTAAGCTGAAGTTCTTTAGCTTGCATCTGAATAACTGGATCTTGTTGTGCTTGCTGCGCTTGTTGTGCCGCAATTTCAGTTTTGTTGCGATTTAACAACGCATCAGACGCCTGAGCTGCCATTCTAGAGATTTGTACTTCCATATCTCTTGGCATACCTTCTTCATTTTCTTCTTCGCCAGTAGGCAATGGAACGCCCATAATATCTTCCATTTGCTTACGATATTCAAAGGCTAAGTGCTGTTGAATATGCGCCATTGCAGCTGCTCCAATAGCTTGAGCTTGTGGGTTTTGACCAACCAACTGAGATATTTTAGGATCTTGCATGGCATTCATATGCACCTGAATGTGTGCTTGATGGTCTTGGTACAGAAAAGCCTTAACGGGTTTCATGTTTAATATGTTCATGTTTTCTGTTACAGGATCTTCTGGCATCTGGTCATCTTCAATCTTTACCAGCTTCTTAGCGTTTTTAATACCTAATACATCTAACATCTGGCGATGTAGTTGCCCCATGTCATACAGCTGCGGAGCTTGCTGGGCAAGTTGCAGGACGGCTTGATACTGAACCACTTTTTGGCTCATCGTAGCAGCATTAGGATCTGAGACTGGGATTACATCTACATTGTCGTAGTCTTCTTGTTTAGCAAACCGAGTGCCAACGTCAGGTGTGTAGTTGTACTGGTCAGGCGTGTAATCACGAATAATGTCTTTTAAGAGCTTTAGCTCTTGTTTCATTGAGTAGTGAACACGAGCTTGAACCGCAGACATAACCTTAAGAGTACGCTCTAAGATAGCCAGAGTAGTACCGACTGGGGTATTTGCTGACATATCGGCAATTTTCATATCGGATGCCGAGGCAAATCTACGCCCTTCTTCTACAATTGTGCCAAGCAAGCTATAGAGGACTTGTGAGGGTTCCTTATATGGTAATGGCAGAATGTTGTCTTTGAGAACCCCGCTTGGGACATCAACGTCTCTAAATTCTCCAGGGCTGATCGGGGTGTCATCACCTTTGATTCGCAGTCCACGGGCTTTAAAGCCACCTGGCAAGTTGCTAAGTGTTCCAGCATCGACAAGCTGCCGAATAATAGACGTTCCAGACTTTGCAAAGGCGCCAACAAGATGAATGAGACCAAAACAGTAAAAGCCAAAGCCAGGCACGTAGCCGTAATGTACGAAATGATTGCGTTTTTGTTTAGTTTCATCTTCAGGTCTCCAGTTTCTACGGATTGCTAAGATTGTTTGACTGCCTTTTTCTACAGTAACAATGTAAGGAAGAGCGATGCCAGTTGGTTCACCATCCTCGTCCTCATCTTCAAAGCCTTCAATATCAAGGTTTACTTGAATTTCTAATAATTTATAGCGGTCATCGGAGGTTGCTTGAAACCCCATTTTTTCAGCAATTTTCTTTTCTACTTCATCAAAAGCAGCAGAGGGTTCACCTAAATCAACATCTCGGTAGAATCCTGCAACCTGCAGTTTGCGTAACTCGTTCTCAGTCTTACGCATAACGTGGGTAACACGCTCTGCGCTTTGTAAGTCGGATGCGCCATAAGGAACAATCAGATCTTCTGCTGGAACAAACAAAGCTACTTGTCGGTTCAATGATGGATCAAAGTACACTTTCTTAAAGGCGTTACCTGAAAGACCTAGACCCCAGCACATACGCTCATGCTCTGGACGGTACTCAGGCATCTTCTCGGTGATCTGGTAGTTCATGTCTTTTTGAACACGATCAGCAGAAGCCAAAATCTCTGGGGTTTCTTTGCCAACAATAACTGTTTTTACTGGACCAGCTGGAGGCAGTGTCTCCATTACGGTCTCGGCTTGGAACTTAACTAGGGCTTCAGAAAGTAGGGGGTGGTAAACACCACAAGCGCCTTCCCATGGCTCAGACCTGATTTCAATCTTCATTCCTAATAGCTCAATGCCATCAGTGTAAGTCTGCATCCATTCTTTACGGGAGCTAACGTCACCTTCTACATCGCCTAGAAGGTCGTTGCACATCTGGGCTAAATACCCTTTATCTATGTATTCGGCAAGGTTTGCATCAAAGTCATCAGCCGTTTCTTCTTCTGGCTCAATCTCAATTTCCATTCCGTCAATGCCAATCTTGATGGATTCTGGATCTTCGATCTCAATCTCGATTGGTTGCATAGCTGCAGAGGCAGCCTCAAGACCTTGGGGTAATTCGTACATTGATTTTTCAATTGCCATAATATGTCCTTAGTAATAACTTACTGGTCTTTTAGATTTAAAATACCGTTGCTCTTCTGGTTCATCACTTTCAAGTCGGATAAACCCGCCTTTTCTAAAACGTAATAGTGCCTGTGTTGACGAGTCAACCAAGTCATCGTGGTCTGAATTAGGAAAGGCTGCCATCTCTTCAATGACTTCTTCTGCCCACCGTTTTCTTGGCGCCCATACTTTTCCTGATGCAAACATGTCTGCTACAGAGTTTACACGGGAGATCTTGTCATTACCACGGGTAGGTGTAAATTCTTGTACTGGTATACCCATGGATCTTAGCTCAAATATAAGAGGAGCACCAGAGGCTTTTGCTTCCACAATAAACGCATCTGGTTCCCATTCTTGGTACATTTCCATAGCCCGTTTTTTTAATTCTGGAAACTCTAGCCGTTCTTTAAGGGCATCTAACAGAATAATATGTGCGTCACTTGGGTCTTCGTTCATATAGAACACACCCCACGTTGTACACGCAGAGTAGTCTGAACGCTCGTTCTTAGTAAAAGCGGTATCCCAGGATTGAATAACAAAGTCACATTGAGGTGGGTTTTCTTTATCCCAGATCTTCCACCATTCCCGTTTGACTAGAGCGCCTTCCTCCGAGCTAGGATCCTGCTGGTATTGCGCTGACCATTTAGAAATTGGCAGTACATTGCGCAGTTTTTCTAATTCATCCAAAGACCAGAACTCAGGCCATAAGGGTTTTCCTGTACGCAAAATAGCAGGAAGATTAATTATTTCCCATTCATCCCCGTCTCTCTCAACCATGGACTGAAGTACCCTGCCCGTCAGATCTCGTTTAGACCAACGGGTCATTACAATTACAATTGAGCCACCTGGCTGTAAACGCTGGCGTGGACCAGATTCATACCATTCAAAGATCTTGTCGTAAACCGAAGGATCGGAGGCAGCTAATGCGGCTTCTTGTTCTGAGTGTGGATCGTCAATAATGAGCAGATCAGCTCCTTTACCTGTAACGGTACCGCCCACACCAATAGCAAAATAATCACCATTAGCATTAGTAGCCCATCGACCAGCAGCCTT